CGGCTAGACAGACCATATTGAGAATGGTTCCCATTAAGCGGCGTGATGCATCCGACACGCCGTGTGTTTGACATGTGTTGTGTGGTGTGGTACGCGGAAGTGTGCGTGGTGAGACGGTGCGGTTGTGGCGTGTCGTGTTGTGTGGTGTGGTATTATATGAGTGTCAACTTAAGGAAAGGAAAAATAAAATGTCGAATTATAAACCTAGAGAATTTTACGAAAAAATGTTCATCACGTATATTGATGAATGTGGGCTTGATTCGAATATGTGGAATTACTGTAAAGCCGGTTTGATTCTTTTCAATATCGCTAAGGAGTGTAATTTTGAATGGCCTATTGCGTTCGATGATTTACCTAAGGGTCAAATGTCGGCCATTGTACGGGATACGGTATGGAAGTATTAAAACAAGGGAGAGTCAAAATGAGTTTCATGAATATTGAAGCGTTGTCTAATTCGATTGATTTTAACGTGAATAGTATTTACGATGTGTTCGTGTATTTTGTCGATATTGCGTCCGATTGCTTAATCGAAACTCGGTTTGTCGATTGCATTGATGCATACGGGCTTAGGGATGTGCTTGACGATGGCGTGTTTTACGTTCCGGGTACGATATGTTTGGGGTATCGGATTAATCGGTGATTGTGAAAGGTTTTACAATGATTAAGAATGATAAGAAAATTGCTACGATTTATTCTTGGTTCAAGAATGGTGATATTGAGTTGTGGTATTGTTCGTGTTCATTTCGTAATGTGTATGAAATACGGTATGTTGTTAGTTTTGATACGCCGGAGGGATTAAAAGACGCGGTAGGTTTACGTTCATATAACACGAATGATTATACACAGATGTTAAATGATGCTATCGCATTAGCTAACACACCTTTGCTGGAAAGGGATTGACCGTGTTTTGCAAACGTAATGCTTGCGATATCATTAAAGGGTACAGGTGCCGTGGTGAGCGTCGTATTAAGACGGTTGTCATGGGTACGAAGTGGTTTAAATGTGATTCGTATGTGTCCGATTATGTGTTTACGTATTGTCGTGATATTGTTGATTTGATGCGGCGGGGATTGTGGGATGGGTGAGGTGTGGTGACGGCCTATTAGCTCAGTGGTTAGAGCGGCATTCTTATAAAATGTGCGTGCCGGGTTCAATTCCCGGATAGGCCACGCGATTGTGATATATTGGGTCATGGCATGTCATTCGATGTGTCATGACCTTTTTTTATTTGTGAGGTGTTTTGATGGATATTAGTTCGATTGTAACCGTCGTCGGAAGCGTGGGTTTTCCGATTGTCGCGTGTTGTGGTATGGCGTGGTTTATCGCCACGACGTTCAGTGATTTTAATGATTTGATGACTAAGAACAATGTGCTGACCGAAGAACTTATTGCATTGCTCAAGGATAATAAGGGGGATAATGATGCGTCGAATATGGCGTAGCGTGTTAGCTTGTGTTTGTGCGTTGTTGCTGACTGTGGTACCGTCTGCTAACGCGGATATGCGTGGTATTGACGTGAGCAATTGGCAGTGTGACATTGACACGGCGGCGGTGGATGCTGATTTCGTTGTGGCGGGTGCCACATGGGGTGTTGGCGGTTTCAACAACATGTGTCTGACCAATGGCGTGAATCAGGCCGCAAACTATCAGCTCGGGCGTGCAGTGGACAGCGGTAAAAGCATCGGCGTATATCATTACGCGATGGGACGTGACGCGAACGCGGAAGCTGACTTTTTCATAGACCACGTGCGCGGATACGTCGGTAACGCGGTACTTGTTTTGGACTGGGAATCTCAGGATAATCCGCAGTTTGGTAATGGCGCGTGGATTGAAACGTGGGTGCGACATGTGCATGACCGTACACAGGTGTGGCCGATTGTCTATGTGCAAGCATCAGCGTTGGGGCAGCTTACCTCATATGTGCGTGAGCATTGCGGCGTGTGGGTCGCACAGTACGCGTCTATGAATGTAACCGGCTATCAGGAAACGCCGTGGCTATACGGCGCATATGGTGAAGCCATGCGGCAGTACACGTCGAACGGTTATGTGTCGGGATATGCCGGACGATTGGACTTGAATTATTTCAGGGGCGAACGATGGCAGTGGGATGCATACGCGCGCGGCGACGGCGCGAATGCGTCCACACCGGAAACGAATGCCGGCGGGAATGTGTCGCAGTCTGCTTGCGTGGTTGTCGCGTCCGGTGACACGTTGTCGGCTATCGCTGCGCGTACTGGACTGTTGCCGTGGCAGTCGTGGCATGGATACGCGTCCGGGAACCCGTCCGTTATTTATCCGGGGGAAACCGTGTGTTACGGCGGTGGCACGGTTGCGCAGCCGGATACGGCGCGTACGCATGTGGTTGTGTCCGGTGAGTCTTTGTGGTTGATTTTCGGCGGTGATTGGGCGCGGGTTGCCGGGCTTAATGGCTTGTCTAACCCGAGTTTGATTTATCCGGGTCAGATTTTGCGTTATTGAGAATCAATGTCAATAATCGGCGTGTCGCTTTTTGCGCACGCCGATTTTTTGTGTTATAAATAGTTATGTCGCCAAAATGGTTGACATAAAACAGATACAAAGGATAACAAACATGCGAAAGATTCGTAAGGTAATCGCTGACAGCACCATAAGCTATTATGATAGGGACGGCGTGGCACAGACGTTCCACACCACCGGAAACGTTCGTACCGTTGAAATGGCCGTCAAAACGCTTATGGACGCCGGTATCGTCAACGTGTTGATTGATGATATTACGGTCAATAAAACCGTGTACGTGATGGACGTTGATACGTTCATCGAACATGCCGAACGTGTTGCGGTTGACGTAACCGGTACCGATATCGACAATGATAACGACAACGATATTGAATTCTGAAAGGAACTGAAATGAACGAAGAAAACGAACAGATGAACGACAACACCGCAGCCGAGACCGCACAGAACATCGCTGATAACTATCGTTACATTTGCACGATGGATAACAGCACGTTTGAAGGAAAACGCGCCATCGTCAACGCACGTAACAGCGCGTTGTCGCTGAACGGGCGCGGCGCGGAACCGTTGACGGTTATTGGCGCTTATATCGCGCCGGGTGTCCGTTCTCAGACCGGGCAGAAATGCGCAAACGTCTATCTTTTCGGAAAGGACGGTCAGACGTATTTCAGTCAGTCACAGGGAATCTACCGCAGCGTGTTGGATATCTACGATATGTTCCCCGATTTCAACGCGCCGGACGGCATCACCGTTGCAGTCAAGCAGACGCCGTTGGGCGGCGGGCGTTCCACGAAATCGCTTGAAATCAAGTAGTTCGGAATGAAACAAAAGTGCCATAATACGTTATGGCACTTTTTTTATAAGGTGGTGAACATGTCTAGAGCGCATAAACAAGCGGACGTTTTGACCGCGAAACGCAAGCGCGTACAGCGTACGATAAACAGTCTGAAAAAAAGCATTACCGACACCATGCCCGAAAGTGAAGCACGCGCACGACGTGTTTACATTCAACGGCTTGAAACGCAGTTGAAAAACACATATGTAGGCCGCACCCGCAACGCTGCTATGCGTGACGAATTGTATCAGCGCGCCAATGAAAAAGCCGACGCGCTGATTCGACAAACCGAAAGTGTGCGCGGCGGCAAAGGGCGCGCGAAAGAACGCGCACGTTCGTTTAATATTTTCCGTAACGAAATGCGAATGGCTTCTAAAGGATTGCCGAGCGCGCTGGGCGATGATTTAAGTCGTGAAAAAGTCAAGATATTTTGGCGATACACACAAAACGTATGGCAGCGTCCCGACGTCGCCCCGAATAAACGACTGGAAGCTATCATGAAGGCATATGACACCGATTCACTTAGCGAATTATTTGACACTATCATGTCACGAAACGAAAAGGTATTGCAATACGTCAAACGTATGAAAATGCATGCGGGCGAATTGGAAGACGATACGGACGTTGACGGCGGTAGCCCGATATGGCTTATGTTGGTAACACCTGATGTGATACGATGATGAAAGAACGTAAGGATTTCAGAGTAGCGGCAATATTCGACACCGAAACAACGAACGTTGGTACAGGTGCCGAAACGCGTGCATATCCGATATTATATATTTTCAACGATTTACGCAGCACACCACTGGAATCGTACACCCCCGATACGGACGATGTGCGATTTTACCGGCGCACGTCCGAAGCGCTATCGTACATTGATAATCTCATTGAATACGGGCGTACGCACGGTTATGTTCCAATCATTGCGGCATATAACCTTATGTTCGACATGCAAACTCTCATGTTGGAATTGGCGCAGTCGTATACGATTACCGCTAATGCGCAGACGGCAACTAGCGTGTATACGCTTGATTTGTATATAGGTAATGACGTGGTGTGCCGTTTTTGGGACACGTTCTATCTTGAAATGGGCGGACTGCGCGCCATGGGCGAAACATGCGGTTTGCCGAAGGCGGTGGGCGACTGGGATTACACGCTTGTACGCACGCCCGAAACGCCACTGACCGAAGAAGAACTGTTTTACGCACGACGTGATGTGCAAGTGATACCTCAATATCTGCAATGGCTGCTACGTGCGAACCATTGGCTTACGCCGGACATGCTCGGTTGTCGTGTGCTTACCAAGACATCGCTTGTGCGGCAGATGGCGCGTCGTGAGATTGGCGGGCGACGTATCACGTTGCAGAGCGGTAAGCAGATGACGCTTCAACGTGCGTTTGAGTTGACTTGCAATCAAGAGTTTCCGAAAAACTATGAGTCCTATGCCTTGCGCAAGTCGTGTTTCCGTGGCGGATTGACGTTTACGAGTGCGAAAACCGCTAGCGTTATTGTGGATAATGTTGCGTCCTTGGATGTAACGTCAATGCATCACGCTTTTATCAATGGCCGTCGTTTGCCGGTGAAGTTTGCGCCTATACCTTCGGATATTCTTCAAGTGGCGTGCGAACGTATCGTTAACACGCCACTTGAAGACGTATTGGCCAATTATAATGACCCCTTCCGAACGGGTATACACGCTGCCGTGAGATTTACGAACCTCAGATTACGTAAAAACACATGTTTCGACATGTGGGGTATTGCAATCTGCCCGCGCTCAAAATTCGTAAAGACATTGCAAGCGGATACGGATTATGCCAATAACGAGCGTGCGAAAACACAGGAAAACAGCATTAGGGCGCATGGTTACGTTGATACCGCCGTTAATGCGACATACGCTTTCGGAAAACTGTATTCTGCGGATGAATGCATATTACACGTTAACGAGATTGAATTATGGAACGTGGCGCAAGTATATGAGTACGATGAAATGCGCGTCTTATATGGGGAGGGTACCACTAAGACAATCATTCCGCCCGATTACGTGACTTTGCAATCTAATACGCTTTTCGCTCGAAAAACCGATGTGAAAAACCTGATTAAACGTTACCGTGAGGGAGCGGCGTATGCGGGTGAAATACCCGATTCGATACCTGAAGGAATCGCGCGCGATGCAAAAGCGGGCACGTTAAGCATGAAATTTTTGCAATCATACTACGGTAGCACCGTGAAAGGTCAATTCAACGGTATTTATGGTACTCAGGCACAGGACGTCATGAAGGCTGATTATCGCGTGACGGAAACCGGCGAGCTTGAAGTCGATAAAACCACGGTTTGCACTCCCGAGAATTTTGCGAAAAAACGTCCGAAGACACCACGCGTGCTCTACACTTACGGTATGCGAATCGTTGCGGGCAGCAGAATGCACTTGCTGATAGCCATGATGCTGCTATATCGATATTTCGGCGATCGCGTCACGGTTACGGGCGGCGATACCGATAGTCTGAAAATCAGCTGCGCCGATGACGTATCCGACATGGAACTTTTGAACGCGCTCGAACCATTGCACACCGCGATAGAGAACGCTATCAACATTACCATGCGACGGGTCAGAGATACCGCGCCCGATATGGCGTCTACGTTGGAACATATCGGAAAATTTGAAGTGGAGGATTGCGGTGGTACAACTCGGTATGCTGAGCATATGGAATTGTGGAACAAAGCACGTGTCAGTTTGGACAAGAACGGGCGGGCGCATGTCACTTGTGCGGGGCTTCCGCGACCGGACGGCATGTACACCATAGAAGATTTTATTGCCGATGTTATGCGCGCGGGGCACGGTTTCGCGGAAACGATACGGTTGGCGCTTGGATATGATGTGTTGGTTGATTATGAGATTTGCCATACGTTGCAACGCAACCGTCCGCATGTATGGGATAGGTATGTCGGTACCGTCACTGATTATCGGGGCGCGACGTACTATGTTGATGCGCCGGAAGCGATAGCATTGTATCCGTCCGGTAGATGGCTGGGTGAATCGGACAAACAGGCGAACGGCGAGAATATATCTTACATGCTGAGCACGTATAATCGAAATGTGGAAACAACACCGCGCGAACTTATTGTGCGGGACGGCAAACCTGTGATTGTGAGTATTGATGGCGAAATATTATTATGATCGGCTTAAGACGCTGATATTGCCGCGAAACGCAGACGTGAATATGATTATCGGCGCACGCGGATTAGGTAAGACATACGGCGTACGAAAATACATGATAGAGGATTATCTAAAAAACGGATACTGTTTTGTTGAAGTGACGCGCTTTCGAGAGGAAAACAACGACGTCGCGGCAAATTATTTCAGTCGTATTATACAAGATGATATTTTTCCTGACTATGAATTTCGGACAACCAATAAAATCGCCGAGATTCGTAAAAAGAAAACCGGTAAGAAAGAAAACGAATGGAAAACAATCGGATATTTTATACCTTTGTCGTTGCAACAGCAGAAAAAGAAAAGCACTTACGTTAACGTGCGCAATATTTGCATGGACGAAATCATCATTGATAACGATGACCGGTACCACACGTATCTGAAAAACGAGTTCGAACAATTGGCGAAACTTGTGGATACCGTCACGCGCGAACGTGCCGACGATACGGAACTGCGAAAACCAAGAATATTTCTGCTCGGTAACGCTTGCGACGCGTTCAACCCGTATTTTCAGCATTATGACGTGCCGTTGGAACCCGAGTTCGGGTTGCAATGGCTGGGCGGGAAAACATGTCTGTTCGACTATGTGCGGGATGACGCGTACGCCGAACAGAAAACGAAGAATACGGTGTCAGGGCGCATGTTGAAGAACAACGATGACATGACCGCAAAAAACAGGTTCAAACGGCGTGACACTGATTTTATCGAAAAACCGCATGGTCATTCGCGACTTACGTATGTTTTCCGTTGGTTGCGCCATGAATACGGCGTGTATGTTGATTTGCGCTGTGGATACGTCTTCGTATCTTCAAAATACGATGCCGGTACGCATGTTCCGTATTTCGCAATCACAAGGGATGACAACAAATTGAACTATCTTACCGCGAACATGGCGAAAGATTTGATTCGTAATCTTACATCATATTACGCGTTAGGGTATTTGCGTTATGATATGGTGGAAACACAACACGCCGTGAGTGAAATGCTTAGAAATTTTGGTGTAAAATAAACACGGCATACGCAAGGTGTCGTAGCGAGGGCGATAAAACATTATCATTGATAACCACGGTTGACTCCGCCAATGATATGGCCGTGAGGGAAAAGCGCGCCGTCCGTCGTTGTGAATCATGTTGCAAGTATGCTATTCTTAAGTCGTGCCGGTTCGGTATTCGTTCGCCGGTACGACTTTTTTCATATATGAAAGGAAAAAAATGGATGACGAAACCACCGAGGAAAGGGACACCGCCGAACGCGATGACCTTACGGAAAACGAAGCGCACCGCGTGGGCGAGTTCGATGATTTGCGCGACATGCTGCGTGACGTGCTTGTCAAGGTGAACGCGCTAAGCGAACGCATGGACGCAATCAGCGAACGAATCGACGGCATCTATGACAATTTCACCGATTCCGTCGCGCAAATGGTTGAAAACGGCGCGACCGTCAAGGAAAACGACGACGACGCGGCGGACGCAATCGCGCAAGCGGCGGCAGAGGACTTGGAAAATCTCGATTACACGCTCTGAAGGGAGAATGAAACATGGCAATAGACAACGCAACCATTTTGGATAAAGTACGTCTTAAGAACACCGACGATTATCAGCAGCGCGTGCCCAGCGCGACGCAAACCGGCGTTGCGAACACCGCGCGGTATCTGTTCGACCCGATGAATCGGCAGTATCTCAACGACTGTGTTTGGAGCATGGTCAATCGTATCGGACTCACCGTAATGGCACAGAACGCACCGTTTGAAAATCCTTTTGCGGTTTTCAAAAAGGAAAATCTGTATTGGGGTAGCACCGTACAGGAAATCGCAGTCAAATGGATTAAGGCGCACGGCTACAAGGACGATGCGGAAGACCTTTTGAAGATGCATCGGCCCGAAGCGGCGGTGTGGTTCTACGAAATGAACCGCAAGGACCAATACCCGATTTCATGGACCGATGACGAATTGCGCCAGGCGTTCGTGGATGATTTCGGTCTGAACCGTTTCATTGCGCAGATTATGGAAACGCCACGCAACAGTGATAATTATGATGAAATGAACATCATGCTTGCGCTGATTCGTCATTATGAGCAGAATCTTGGTTTCTACAAAGTACATCTTGACGCGGTGCCGAGCGACGAAACCACCGCCAAGACGCTGCTCAAGGCATTGCGTGCGACCGCGGGGCGTATGCAGTTTCCGTCTACGCAGTACAACGCGTTGAACGTTACCGATATTCCGGCGTATGCTAATCCGCAACAAATGGTGTTGCTGATTGAACCGGAATATCTCGCGTCGCTCGATGTTGACGCGTTGTCGGCTGTGTTCCAGTTGGATAAGGCCGATGTGCCGTATCGTATCATTCAGGTACCAAGTCTTGGTATTCCGGGCGCGGTGGCGTTGCTTGTTTCAACCGATTGGTATCAGGTTCGCGATACGCTGTACGGCACTACTCAGTTCTATAATCCGCAAACACTTTCCAACACGCTGTATCTCAACCACTGGGGCATTTATGGCGTGTCGCCGTTCACGCCGTGCGCGCTGTTCACCACCGATACGGGCACTTCCATCAAGGTTGTGACCCAGACCGTGACCGGTTTCACGCTGACCCCGACCACGGGCACCGTCAAGGCGGGCGACCTTATGCAGCTCACGCCGAAGCTCACCGCCACCGTCGAGCCGACGGGCACCGCCGTTCAGGTTGCGCCGAACGCGGCGACGTACGAGGTTGCGGCGAACCATGCCGCAAGCGACAAGGAGTCGCACGGCGCGGCGTTCGCCCTCAACGTCAATACGTTCGTGGATGACCAAGCACGCTTGCACGTACAGCGTGACGGCCTTACGGCCGGTGATGTCATTACCGTGACGGGTACCGCTACGTATGTCAATCCGAACGGCGAGACTACGGAACATTCCGCGACATGCACGTTCACCGTCGAATAATCTGAAACGACTATGGTATAAAATGAGTGATGCTTCACATGAAGCACCACTCATTTTTCATATATAGAAAAGAGTACGATATGGATTTTCCACATCTGCAAAACGCAACGGCGTTCCCCGATACGGATACACGCGTATACGGTCAGTACCGCAACGTTTTTGACTACAATGTTTGGACGCCAAACACGGTAATCAAGTTATGTCGCGTGAATTGGTACGATGATTACCACGACGTCGTGAAATTCCCCGATGACGTCGCACGAGACGCATGGTTTGACAAACTGGACGGCGAAACCGTCAAACTCACAACGAACATGTATATTGCACGCGCCGACGCGGACGGCATAAAATTGCCTGTGCCCTACATGACGGCGCAACAGTATAATTACATTGTCGTTGACTTTTCACATGACATTATCAATACGCCATATCAAAAAACCGACGTGCAGACACGTTATCATTTTTTCATCACTTCCGTACGCGCGGAAGCGCCGAACACGACAACATGCACGCTTATGCGCGACGTATGGACGGACTATATCAACAGCACCACAATCAACGGAATGGTGCTGACACGCGGTCACGCGCCGTTAACGGAAATGACGCCGCAAGAACTGTTGAAAAACCCGCGCGCGAATTGTCGCGATTTCACGCTGCCCGACGTTGACTATGGCAATGCCGCATCGAATATCAGGAAAAGCACGCCGGTTAATCTGCAAAACGGTACAAGATACATCTGTGTAGCCGCAACGTTTTCACCTGAACAATTGCAAACCATGAGCGGCATGCGCGGTACGAATATCACGGACAGCGACCCGACATATAGTAATGTCGATGGCACGGTAACGAATTTCTCGTGGGGTGCCGGAAATATTTCCACGTCAAACGTCACCGGCGCGGGCGCATCATACAATTCAATCGATAATCTTACTGCAAGCAACGTAAGCGTGTATGCGCTCGAATCGTCCAAAATATCGGGCGAATATTTCGACACGCTTTTCGCATATTATCCACATATCATGTCGCAAATTACAGCGGTTTTCGTCGCCACCGCAAACATGATGCGACTTGGTAACGCTATCAGTGTGAACGGCGTCGAATGGCATACAGTCAGCGGCGCACGGACAAAACTATCCGATATTGATTTAACTATCGACGATTTCGGCTACGCTAGTGAATACGAACAAATAACACGACTGTATCTTGCACCATACGCACACTTGGAAATATCCGACAACATCGGCAATAAAACCCGGGTGGAAATAGCCGACTGCGGACGTCTTTCGGTACAGACGGTCACATCCCTCAGCTATCCGATGTTGCGGCAAATCGCATGGCTTGACGGAATCGGGAGCGACGGCAGTACGTCCATTGGCATTGACGCAATCGACGGAAACAGCATCACCGCCGACGTGCCGAACGCGGACGTGCTCAAAACACTCATATCGCACGACATACCGACATACGCGTTGCAACGTCGCGCAATCGACGCGCACCGCGCCGACGCATACAATCAAGAAATCGCTCAAGCCCGCGAAAACGCCATTATCTCATACGAAAACGGCGCACGCTCGGCAAACACGGCGCGAGATAACACGTATCGCAGCAGCGCCGCGGCGGTATCGAACACGGCGCGTGCCAATCAGCGTGACACCGCGGTGAAAGATGAAGCCAATAGTGTGCGTACTGATAATCTGACATATTCGACCACGCGGCAGAACGATGATTTAAATACCGCCACAATCAAGATAAATCTTGATGTTGGTCAGGATAACACGTTGCAGAATAAGGCGTTTATAGAGGGATCTCAGACTCAAGCGTTATCAAGCGTCGCTAGCGCGATAGGCACAATGGCCGGTGCCGCGTTGGTAATCGGCACCGGTGGCGCGGCGTCACCGTTGGTGGCCGGTTCTATGGCTATCGGCAGCGCTGCACTGCAAGGGTACAATACCGGTGTCGCCATAACCAATAACGAAGAACTCAACCGCACGGCCAATAATGTCGCCAATACGAAAGCGAAAAATGCAAACAGAGCTAACAGCGAACAAACACAGCATTCGATAACGCAAGCAACCAACGTGACAACTCGCGCGAACACACAGGCCGACCGTAACAACGAATACGCTACAAGCGCTGCAACTGACATGACCGCCACAAGCGCGAACACGGCGAACGCGAACGCGTCGGCGTCACGCAATCAGAGCGTGGATAATGCCAAACGTGTCATGATGAACACGCGTTCCAACGTTAACGCCGCATGGCGTGACTTGCTCAACCATGCCGCGCAACCCGTTGGCTCGTACGGTGGTGACAACTTCAGACAGGCCACGGGGCTTGACACCATGACCGTTAAAATAGTCACCGAAGATAACGGCGCGATAGCGGGGGCGGGCGATTACATGCTGCGCTATGGCATCGCAAGCAACAAACTTTATAATCAGCCGATTCTAACGCCTTGCAAGCATTTCACGTATTGGCAAGCCGCCGATGTATGGACGATATGCCCGCTTGCGCAGAATGAACAATTGCAGACAATCAAGGATATTTTCAGCAACGGTGTTACAATATGGAGCAGACCCGAGGAAGTCGGCGGCGACTTCGTACACGACAATCTATAAGGTGGGAAAACATGGGACGTAAACGCACACACAAAAGGTCATTGACCCGTGCGGAAATGGGTGAACGCGGCGCACCGATGTGGCAGCAGTCCGAAGCGCTCAATTCTCAAGCATATTCGATGGCGTATTCTCAAATGCTCAATATCGCGTTATCACGTTTCAAGTGGCTGAATCTGCCGAAAACATGTGACGCGTGGTTTCTCGAATACAATCTACTGTATTTCGGTTACGCCACAATCGCGTTTCCGCATAGCAAGCCGGGCGTGTTTTTCAGCACGCAAGCGGTTACTACATCGAATTTCAACGTGTACTACAAACCGAAGAAATGGGATAGTTACGGTATCAACGGTTGGCGTTTCCCGGTGAACAATTCCAATGGTGTTTTCATCTACGCCAACCGCGCACGTACGCCACTCATTCCGACAATTGAATTTTTCGCGCATGAAATAGAGGATTTGTACATGACACGGCGGCAGAATCGTTTCAATCAGAAAACACCGTTCATATTGGAGGTTCCAGCCGGACAGCAAACTGCGGGCATCAACGTTATCAAGCAAATCTCAGGCGGTGAAATGGCAATCATGGCGACACCGGGTTTCACCGATTCGATGAAAGCCAACGTGCTGAAAACCAACGTCGAATATATCGGCATGGAATTGCAAAACGACATTCAAAACACTTGGAACGCGTTTTACCAATCGTTAGGCATTAAAAATCTTCCGTTGAAAATGGAACGACAAACCGCCGACGAAATCAACGATTACGGCGAACCGACTGACCTACGCGCGCTCAGCGAACTTGAGGAACGGCGTGCCGCGTGCGAAATTCTTAACACAAGATTCGCAAAATACCTGAAAGAACCGATACAAGTGGTATGGAACGAAGACAACATAAGCCGAAACTACAATTACCTTACTGACATTGAGGAACAGGCGGACAACGATGAATCTTGATACCGATTTTCCACACTACACACCGAATGACACACATGACGAATATCATCAAGTCATGACAATCACATTAGGCGAACTATTAGTTCCCGGTGGTATCGACTGGACTTCCAACGAGTGGTCATGGCGCGAAAGCGCATACGATGACACGCAATACACGCGCTGCTGCCGTAAAATCGAAAACCGATACTATGACCGCGAAATAGGCGTGCTACCCGCAAGCCGGTGGAAACGGCATTTCCTACGATTGATAGACGAAATAATGCCCGCCCTGAAACCATTATACGCAGCGGTTGCCGGTAATACCGGCGTAATGCTCTCCGATGTGGACACATGGCATAAAATGCGCACGGTGTTCTCCGATTTCCCCGCCACGCAGCTAGCCGAAAATCAGGATTACGCAAGCAACGCAACCGATAATCAATATGAGACGATCGCCAACGGAAATTTCATGGATAAAATCGCACGCATCAAACAAGGCGATTACGTCGATATCGACGTATTGCTACTAGACCACTTGGAGGAATGCTTCAGCCCGTTGTGGACGGTAAATCTAAACAATTACTAACGAAAGGAAAAACAATGTTTCCAAACATCATAGCGTTAATGCCATTCTACGCATTATACGCATACACCCCAGTAATACCCAAATTTTACTGGAATGCAAAAAGCCAAGAGGAAATAGTAAAATACCTCTGCTGCGAATACGACAAACTACGCCACTACGCGGACGCGCTAGCCGATAAAGAAAACGAAACCGCGCAAGCAGTGAATCAGCTCACTGAAATATTCAAAAAATTCCAAGAATCGGGCTTCAACGACTACTACTATCAACAGATATATGACTGGGTACAAGCAAACATGCCCAACATAATCAGCGAGGCTATAAAAATGGTATTCTTCGGGCTGACCTTGGACGGATACTTCGTAGCCTACATACCGGAATCATGGAAACAGATAGTATTTGACACCGGAATGCAATACGGCACACCGGAATACGGTAGGCTTATACTATCATACGATGTAACGCCCGACGCTCAACCCGTCGAGCAGCCAACCACAAAATAACAAAGGAGAAAAAACATGGCCAACAACCCCGTCCGCCAATACATCGGCGCACGATACGTACCCCTATTTGCAGACCCCGCAGAATGGAACAACACTCGCGCTTACGAATCACTCACAATCGTAATCCACCAAGGAAACTCATACACCTCACGCCAATACGTGCCGATCGGAATCGACATAACCAACACTGATTATTGGGCCCTAACAGGAAACTACAACGCACAAGTAGAAGCATATCGCCAAGAAGCACAGCGAGCTTTATTGTTAGCGCAAACGAACAAAAACGATGTAGAAGCATATCGCCAAGAAGCACAGCGAGCTTTATTGTTAGCGCAAACGAACAAAAACGATATAGCCGACATTGATACAATATTAAACATACTTCATGCAAATTCAACTAATGATGCAACTGATTTGTATAAAAGAATAGTACAAAACTATTCTGTACTTGACGCAAATGTAGATAATACGGGTGCAACCTATATTAACACGCAATTCGCTACAATAAATCAAACACTTCATAAAACCATATTCTTCCCCGAAGGTACATATAAAATAAATGCGCCCTTAATTTTCAAGGGCGACGTAAGCATTATTTTTGACAAAAACGCAAAAATAACAACCGATACGTCAATAGATAACATGATTATCATAAATAAAGTATCGGACGCGGAGGGTTACAGCAAAAACGGTACATTAATATTCGGTGGATATTTCGACGGAAACAATAACGCCACAAATGCAATACTAAATCATATGAATAACGTCTATATAGCATACACTAAAATATATAATACAATCAAAACCGCCATAACATCGGACGGGTGGCAAACTCATTTCGTAAACTGCACCGCCACCAAAGACACCAATACAACCGGAATGACCACCGCCTACACATGTGCAGAAGACTCAACCTTCATAGGATGCAACGCACATGGATGGGGCACAGGGTACGAAATAACCGCCGGAAAAAATCTAACAAGATTCATAGGATGTCAAACATGGAAGGGCGTCAACAACAAAAACATAAAAAAAACCATCGGCTTTAACCTTCACAACAGTGCGGCGATAATAACAAACTGCTACATAGACCGCCACGCGATCGGCGTAAATCAAGATGACCTATACAATAGCAACTCACTAGTAATCAATGGATACATGAGCAATATGAGCAGTCTATCAACCGAATCAGGCGATGACCTCATAGCAATACACGCAAACCCCGCAACAACGGAAATAAACGGTATGATAATACTAGGAGACCCAACAGCAAAAATTCATGTATATCCAAATTTCGAAATGATTAAACAAGAAAGCCCGAACTGGTTACCAAAATACAAATTCTTAGCTGGAGAAACAAGACGCGTATCACAAAACGAAATAACATACATGCAAGCGGAAATAAACCCAAACACCCCACTATCAAAAATCGAAAAACTATACAGAATAACTTACACTGAAAGCGTAGATAGTTACATAATCCTAGCACAAGGAATGCTAGCGAATATAAACGGTACCGCAACAATAAACTTTAAAATCCTAAATAACGGTCTAGACGTAACACTAAAAGCAACAATAACAAACCGACAAATAACAGACCTACAACCAACCATAAATCATATATACGCTGAATCATGGAAAAACTGGATACAATTCGGATACAACGAAACCGGAATATATATGAAAACCACGGCTGCATTCGGAACACATAAGTTTACAGCATCAATATCATGCGACGGAATAAACTACGGATTATGCGCCGAAACAACAAACGAAACCACCGTACACACCGACACACCACCCGAAGACATAACATGGAAAACAATAACCAACTAAAAACAACAACCACACAACAATAAACAAGCCCGGTAGGCTGTCTACCTACCGGGTTTTATCATACTCATTTAAACAATGTTGTTTATATCAGTCATCATCACCATTATCAAATGCTTCAATATTCATGAAACTCATTTATATCACTCCTATTCGTCACGCTTGCTCGAACGCTTCAATAAAATCATCAGCCGGAAACGAATCACAATCATCATAATCCTCAATGATTATATCATTGAGCAACGCGACATGATGCAGATTCTCAACAATCGAATCAATATCAAATTCATCTATAAACTGGTTGCTATTAATAATATAATCCTCTACATAATCCTTAATAACAGTATCATTAATCATTTTATTTTTTCCTTTCATCGAAACCGATACCTACATAATACCACACCACACAACACGACACGCCCAAACCATGCCGTCTCACCACGCACACTTCCGCGTACCACACCACACCGCACAAGTCAACACAACACGGCGTGTCGGGTGCATCATGCCGCTTAATGGGAACCATTCTCAATATG